ATGCAGTACTCCTGCATCGACTCACTCCAGCTTTCCCAGATATTTTCAACGTTTGTTTCCTTTTTCTTTTCCTCTGCAAACTTAATTTTGGCAACACCTAAACGTTCGCCCCAGGCAGCAAGTGAATGCCTGCCCATGTACTTCGGAGCGATGTGAGCGAACTTCTGCCTGTCTACTGGATCCAGTTCAGGCCACAGTACGCGACTGACTACCAAAGTGTCGTAAATGTCGCACCCATCCTTAAGCTTAAAAGAGGGGTAGACCTTCTTCAAAGCACGCAGGTCAAACGCAATCACGTTGTGACCGACGACCTGCTCGGCCTGCTGCACCAGCTCCAACCCACTGGCGACGGACTGATAGCCAGGTTGATCCGCACAGCTATAGACGGTGCCCGTATCGACGTCACGAAGCACAAGCGAATGAACCCTGTCCAGCCCGGCCAAGAGGTCATTCGTCTCAATGTCCAGAACAAGCCTCATAAGTTTTTTTATATTGGATCAGTAAAACTTTTTGTAGAGCCTAGCTACATTAACAACTTCCAGTTCTCCAACAAGTTCTTTGTTACGAAACTTTTTATAAATGCTTTTGATCTCTGTCAGATCAGACAGGCAGATTGATTTGTTAATTGCCTTGGTGCTATCAATGGACACCATCTCAACCGAGCTTTTACACTCAGTGAGACACAAGATTTCATTGAGATCCGCAGAGCAGAGGACGTAGCCGACTTGCATTGCTCAGTCCTTCAGAGCGCTTTTGTTAGGGATGGCCCTCATCAGGAAAATATCCAGAGCAATATGCAGAAGCAATGGCACCATCAAGAAAGCCTTTTCCGGCAGACCGCCGAACAGAGCAGACAGTTTATCGCTGAGATCCGTTCTGTGCATCTCTTCAAACTCAACCGATAGCATCTGAGCCACGCTCAAGATAAAATCGGACAGGTCCTCATCCTGGTGCTTCAGGTTCTCAACCACTTCCCAGAGCTCAGGGTCTGATTGAATCAAAAAAATAAGTTCTTTCAAATGAGTTACCGAGTCTGTCGCAAGTTTACAGGTTCTTTATTCAGAGTGGGAGACCACCTCTGCAAAGTTTTTCTTGAACCTATAGAAGAGTACAGACCGGGCTTTTACATGTGGAATGTTGGCTTTGCCGTTGGCAAGTCTCGCCGTCAGCTCAATGATTGGTACAGAGGAAGAAAGAACAGGAGAGCCCGCACGCTTAACCAAGTTATGCGGGGAAAGGTTGGGTTGACTGCTATCTCAAAGGGCAACGATGAAGTCTTGAAGCTTCGTTGGAACCTCCACCCAGGCGATCACCTGGTGATTGACTGTACGTCGCGTTACCCAGAAAAACAGTTCCGTGCTTTTAAGAGGTGGTGCAAAAATAGACCCGAGTGGATTATTAATGAAGAACTAAAAGAATTCACTTGGTATCGTCCACCCTATCCAGTTGACCCACTTCGATTGAAGTATAAAATCACTGGCGTAACTCCAGATGATCCAATGATCTGTACGACAGGACGTAACTACTTCAAGACTTTTTATTTTGAGCCATTAGAGCTTTATATTCTACTATCCAATGGTAAAATACAGAATCAATAACCCCTGGCTCAACCCAGTAGGTCAAGTCTGTTACAGCGGCCTTAAGACTTTCTCTAGATTCTTCTGTGTTTTGATCGATGAGATCACGCAGCACAGCAGCCAACCAGTTATTTGGTTCTCTGTCTGGATCCAGTTCCCTCATTCCAGCTCGATCAAGATTCGGCATAGTCGTCCTTTGTTGTCGCGTTGTTCGTAGACTGTGAACTCACCATCTCCAATCTCAGTGCTGAAGGATGTGTAAAGGTTCCAGCTCGGAAGCTTGACCTTACCAGTTTCAGAGACTCGGAGATGAGAAGTATCCAACACAGAGAGCCTGCCGGAATCACTTGAGACGCATCCGATTAATTTGGGCTTTGTAAGAGTCGCCACCACATACAAAAGTTGAATTCATTGGCCTATTATACTTGAGGGGCGTAGAAGAACCGTGACAGCCCCGTATTACGAGGGAGTGCAGGTTTTTACGGTTTCCCTGTGCTGGTAACTGACGGACTGTACCTGTGATCAGGGTGCAGTCCCGCCCTCATAATTAAGGAAACAGGAGATAAAGGTTTAATCCCCTATCTCCTGTATTTCCCGTTCTCCAGACAGCAAGCTGTCTGTTGCTGCAGCCAGTGACGAGGTAACTGCAGCTTCAGAATTCTACATTACGCAGGGCGCTCCGGTTTGAGTCCAAACTCTTCCAGTTTGGGATCCACAACAGAGATGATCTCGCTGTACGCCTTGAAGATCCGGTCGCCTGATTTGAGTAGGTCCGCTACGACGTCATCAGACGCATGGTCGTGATGAACAATATAACGGAAGCTACGGCTGCCGAGATCCATACCGTAATGAGAGCAAACAAGATAAGCAACTGACTCGGCTTCCAGCTCTTTGATCGATGCGGCGTCATGTTCTGAATATTCGTCCCTGTTGTGGAGGATTGCGTGGCCAAGTTCGTGGACAAGAACACTGACCTGTGTCGCCAGGTTCAGCCCCTCCAGTATCTCGATCTTACTGGCGCGACCTTGATTCTGGAACCAACAACGACCGTGGGCACCACCCATTTCATGTTTCGACACAGCTCTGCTGACCTGAACGTTACGTTTCTTAGCAACGTCAACCAGTCCATTGAACAGTTCCACTGACGCTTCGCAGCTCAGCTCAGCCATCATGCCCTCCGTATCCGGCTCCGGCAGATCATCCCCGTGGGTCTGCCTGTGATCATAAACTTTGACGCCACGGAATCTGATTGCAATTTTTTCTGTAGATCCGTCAGCCCGACGAATCGGATTTCCGTTGCTGTCTTTCTTCTCAACAAGGATCGGAGCCAAGATCCAAATTGGTTTTACAAACTCACCTTCCTTTAATTGTCTGTTAAATTCAGTATTCCATTTAGTTTTACCGGCCACATAGGGAGACAACTCCCATCCTCTCTTTGATTGCCCCAGCATAATCAATAGTCGATTATTGAAGCTGTAGCTGTGAATTTTTCTGATGGCGGAAAGAAATCCAGACCAATCCTTGGAATCAAGGACAGATTGAATTCCTTCCTTAAGAGCTTCCATTGCCTTGTCAGGAACTTTTGGAAGCTTGGTTGCAGTGAGTGTGTTGTCCGTCATAGCGTGCAAAGATACAACAAAGCCTGGGACTTACCCTTTTGGTGCCCAGGCAACTAAAACAAATTAAGTTATTTGTATTTTATATTTTTAAACTCTCCTCAAATCAGCCACGGCTCACTGCCTCCAAGTGCTTCTGCAATGCTTGGAAATTCTTCGCAAAAGATTTCTTTAACTCCTTTGGCGATTTTCATGTGCTCCATCTGAGTTCCGTGCTTCTCTCTCAAGGCAATGTAAGTGATCCAGCTCCTGATGCTGCCATTGACGTAGAGCCTTGTTGGGGATGACATAGGCAGCACCTCCCTGGCACATTCTTTAGCCACACCGTTGCTGATCATCTCTTGATAGAGGTGTTCTGACTCTTCAAACAGAGTACTGATGCGCCGATAATAATTTTGTACTAACTCCATATTCAAGTCGTCAATGGAGTTCTGCCTGTTCTTGTTGTCCTGGCGACGCAGATGAGGCATCTTCAGCGGACCAAGAGATGCCACATCTGAATAACGCTGGGAGAACTCTTGAAAATTAAAGCTACGATGTCGAATTAACTGAGCCGAGATAGAACGAGTTGTGTTGACTTGAACACACATGTTTGCCATCTCAAAAATGCTCCAATGCCTGTTCTTAATGCAGTATGCAAGAAGTTTCGGAGCTGTCTCCAGATTCTCCTGGTTTTGAGGAGACGACACCCTGGCACAGTACGTGATCATCTTCTCCGCCTCTGGAGTGACCCAGACAAGCTTGACGTCGTTGCTTGATTCAGTCTTCATCTCGGTAAAGCATGCAGGTTAAACAAGAAATAAAGTGTTCAATATCTTCCTTTTTCAAGAAGTCAAACGTAACGGCAAGTTCCCCACTGCAGATCGAAAAACTATACTCTTTAGTGAGGACATCGTAACTTCCGGTTGCCTGAATAGGTACTGCTGACTTATTCTGCATCTTTACTATTATTAAGTTTTTCCATCAATGCACTGAACAAGTGTTCAGCCAACTCATCTTCTGAAAAATCTGCAAGATAGTTGTACTCCGGATGGGTTTCAGAATCCCATTCGAGAGTGAAGGAAGACTCGCTTTCGTGATAAGTCACGCGGAGTCCATAACCTTCACTGACTTGTGGTTCCTGATCTTGGTCAGCTGGCGCCATTGCCTGTTGGTGCAGATTGCCCAGAGTTTAGCTGAGCTTCACGCTGGAGCAAAGCTTTTTGAAACGCTTCGCCATAATCAACAGACTCAGCCTCAGTCAGCCTTCTGTTGGACGTTGAGACGATCTGCACAACAGACATGATCCCATCGTTGACTTTGAGTTGAATGGTGAATGTCGGCACTCTGTCAAGGTTACAAAGCACGATGAAATGCTTTTTCTTCTTGATCTCCTCAGCGTAGTGGGAGGCGTTACCGACACAGTTACGAACTGCTTGGCCCCACTGGGCCAACTGGTGCGTATCGAGCGGCTGGAAAAACGACCAGATCCTGCCGTCATTCGTCTCTACCTTGATTGGAGACGGGAACAGGTCCTGGGGCAAAGCAAGCTTTTCGTTCCTGAGCTTCCACGCTTCGCTTTGGATGTAGT